GTCGCACGCACCGTTCTACAGCGGTCTGCTCCAGGGCCTCCAGGTCAGCGACGTCACCCCGTTCAGCTGAGCCATCGTGCCGCCCGGTGTCCGAAAGCACCGGGCGGCACTCTCACGAAAGGACGGCCTCATGGCCATCTTCGCGAACTCAGCGGCGACGCAGGTCGGCGCTGTCACCAGCTCTTCCAGCCTGATCTTCAACGTCGCCGCGTCCGGCATCCCAACCGGTGCGGCTCTCGGTGACATCACCGTGATCAACACCGGTGCGACGACGATCTTCATCGGCAGCTTCACCGGCGTCACCGCCATCACCGGCCTCCGCGTGCCGCCCGGCGCGCAGGTGACCGTCAACGGCCTCAACGCCGTGCAGTCCAGCACCAACGGCAACATCTACGCCATCACCGCGAGCGGCACCTCTACCTCGCTCAGCGGCCCGGCAACGGTCGACGTCACCGTCTGATCCACGAGCTCGCGGCCCGGTGAGACGTCACCGGGCCGCGTCCCCGCCTCACCCCACTTGATCAGGAGCTCATCGTGCCTGCAGGCATCTCCGCACCACCCGGGGTCGCGCTCGTCGAGTCGCAGACCTGGTTCGACAACGCCGTCACCATCACCGGCACCGGTGGCTCTCTCGTCGCCAACGGCCCGGTCACCTACAACGGCTCCGTCAGCCTCGGTGGCACGTCGGCCAACGACTACAACGAGGCGCTCAGCCCGAGCTCGCTCGGTCTCACCGCCTGGGACTACCCGTACATCTTCGCTACGGGCACCGGTTCCGCGGTCATCACCGGCGGCTCCCTCTACCTGATGAAGCTGCCTCTCGCCGGCGGCACGCCGATCACGAACCTCTGGTTCAAGATCGCTACCGCGGCCGTCACTCCCGTCAGCGGTCAGTGCTTCGCCGGCCTGTACAACGCCAACGGCGCCCTGGTCGCGACGTCTGCCGACCTGGCGAGCACGATCAGCACCAACACCGGTCCGATCAAGGCGCCTCTCACCTCGGTCTACAACTCCACCGGTGGCAACTACTGGGTCGGTCTGTCCGTGAACGCGGCCACGCTGCCGGTGCTCTCCTGCTACACCGGCTTCGTCACGGTCACGACCAGCGTCGCGACCTTCGGCTCCGCCACCACGTTCGGCAACACCGCCGCCAAGTACCCGTTCGCGGTGTCCGCGACCACCGGCAACACCACGGCACTGCCGGCATCGATCACCATGGCCAGCAACACCGCGACCGGTGCCTACACCGCCTGGGTCGGAGCGAACTAATGATCAACGGCGGCTCTCTCAGCACCACCAGTCTGCCAGCGCTGAGCAACAGCACGGCAGCCGTGCTGTGCACGGTGCCACCGGGGGTCGGCACCGTGATCATCAGCAACAACAGCGGCGCCACGGTCTACATCACCGCGGGTGCGACGGCGACCGTGACCAACGGCTTCGCCATCGCCACCGGTGGGGCGCCGATTCACATCCCTCTGTATCCCGGCTCCAAGGGCACCACGCTCAGCGTGCTCGCGGCGACCGCCCCCACCGCCGGCCTGCCAGTCAGCTGGCTCATCACTTCAGCGCAGTAGGAGGCACGATGGGTGTCAAGGTCAAGCTCCCGCCCGGTTGCAGTGGGTTCGACTGCAAGGACGGTGTCAAGTACACGGCCAACAAGCCGGGTGGCACCGTCGAGGTCAGTGACCGTCATGCCAAGGCGATCGAGGATGGTCAGTTCGGCAAGACCGGTCTCGTCTCCGGCAAGGGAGCCGAGTCCTTCGGCACCAAGCGTGGGCGAGAGTGCCCCTCGTGCGGCCGGCGATGGAACGCCTGGAATCACGAGTGCCCCAAGTGTGAGGTAGAGACCTTCCAGATCTGATCCACCATCAACCATCAGAGGACTCCATGAGCATTTACGCCCGCAGCGACCTGGTTCATGTCGCTGTTTCCACCGATCACGGAGGGTGCGGCCAGTCGCATTCCCGACCCGTCATCGAGGGAGCCCCGGTCAAGCTGTGGCAGCTCACCTGCCACGGCGGTTGCGAGGACCACCTTCGCAGCGACCCGCTGTGGTCGACCACGATCTCAGACATCCCGGAGACCCATGACGAGTACCTGGTTCGTGAGGACCAGGAGAAGCGCGGCGCCCGCGACCAGGCCGACGCCACCGTTCTCGCTCTCAGTGAGCTCGCCAAGCTCGGTGACCTGCCGGCCGCGATCAGTCAGCTCGCCGCTCTCATGGCCGGCCAGTTCCAGGCCCAGTTGCCACCGGTCGAGACCCTGGACCGGCTCTGCCAGAACGGCCACCGCAATCGCGCGGACTCCGCGTTCTGCGTGCAGTGTGGCGCCGACCTCACCGCTGGTGTCCCCAATGACCGCGGCCCTCAGCTTCCGCCGCCTCCCAGCCATGAGCTGGACGATCTGACGATCGGTGAGCTCCGTGGCCTGGCCAAGGAGCGCGGCGTCAGTGGCGGCCGGTCCAAGGCAGACCTGATCGCCGCTCTTCAGGCCGCCGACGGCGAGTGACGTAACCGACCAGGAGGTGCCGTGAGGGGCAACCGCAGCTGCGACCTCTGCTCAAAGTTCCGCAGCGTCACGGTGGGAAACTGCCAGAACTGTGGCTCACCCTACTGTGAGCGGCACGCGGCCTGGGTCGTGGACCGCTGGCTCTGCTCTCGTTGTGCCAAGCGTGAGCGTGAGGAGGCTGTATCGCAACCCCGTACGTGACACCGGCGATGCTCATCAGTGCCCCCACCGGCATCTCCTGGTCGATCATCCCGTTCCCCAAGGCCACGTCGTCCGAGCAGCTCGCTGAGCAGACCAACATCTGCCACCGCGCTACCGGCATCGTCAATGGCTACTGCAACCAGGTGCTGCGGTCCACCGTCGACACCGAGGTGCTCTCCGGCCCCGACTACCGCGTCACCGTTGAGCAGTCCACCGGCAACGCGCGGATCATCCTCGCGCGGTGGCCGGTCATTCAGGTGCTCGCCATGCAGACGGCTTCCAACGCCATCTTCCCTCGTCAGTGGAACCAGGTGCCGAACGGGTACTTCGACGTCGAGTACCCGATCATCGGCACCTACAACTCCAGCACCCCGTCGTCCGCCGGCGAGGGTGGCCAGTCCGTGCTGCTCGGTCCCGGGTACCTCACCTGGGCGCTCGGCAGGCGCGGCTACCGCGTATCGACCAGCTACATCAACGGTTGGCCTCATACCGGGTCGATGGTGGCGAACACGGCCGGTGCCACGACGATGCACGTTGATGACGTCACCGGCTTCGCCGGTGCTTCCGCCACCGTGTACGACGGCACGCAGACCGAGCAGATTCACGTCGTCTCGGTCACCGCCACCACGCCTCTCGTGCTCCCAAACGGGGGTGGCTTGGCGCAGGCCGGCCCGGGCACGTTGACCCTGTCATCACCGCTTTTGAACGATCACGATGCCGGCATCGTGATCTCGTCACTGCCTCAGTCCATCATCTGGGCCAGCATCCTGGCGGCGTCGTCACAGGCGCTCGAGGCCGGCATCACGTCGATCAGCATCCAGAACCTGCCAGGTTCCATGACCACCGGTGGTCACGGTGTCTCGGACATGAAGATCGAGTACGAGATGCTGCTGGAGCCATACCGTCGCGTGATCTAGGAGGTCAGGATGGCGAGCGCTCGTGGCCGTCGTCGTGCCGTTCACTCGAAGAAGTCGAAGGCCGCGCATCGTGCCAAGCACACCAACAAGCGAGTCGGTCGACGCACCATCAGTCGCACGGTCAACGCGCCCAAGCAGATCTGGTGATCACGTGCCACTGAACTCCGTGCAGTTGTACGTCCAGAGCGTGATCAATGGCATGCAGATCCCCGGCATCGCCAAGCCTCTCGACGTCTACATCACCCCGCCCATGGTCGAGGACATCGACGGTCCACGCGCCTACGTCTGGGGTGGCAAGCTCGGTGGCAAGCGCCAGACGATGCCACGCGTCACCGTCGGCAACCAGTCCGGTTTCAAGAAGCTCGACTGGACGATCGACGTCTACGTGATCTACGAGACCACGCCGGACAGCACGACGATCGACCAGGAGTTCCCGGTCATCATCGACGCGCTGTTGAACCGGTTCTGGACGACCACCATGCCACTGGTCATCGAGGACCCCAGCACTGGTCAGGTCTCTCAGATCCTCGCCATCGGCGAGGACTTCGACCTGGACTACCCGCCAGAGAAGGCACCGGCCACCCTGCGCATGGTCTACTACACGGCCCGCATCGGGCTCAGTGTCTACGAGGCGGTGCAACTGTGACGATGACGATCAAGCTTGAGGGAGACAGCGGCGGCTCGAACCTGAGGCGGTTCCAGTGGACCGCAGACGCCGTACGGTGGGCGGACATAACCGGGCCGAAGGTGCGGACCGCTCTGAAGGCCGCAGCCCCTGTAGCGAAGGGTCCAGGCGGTGGCCGGCTGCGGGACTCGATCAGGTTCGAGCGAAAGACCAGCACCGGCTCGATCTCCATGATCTTCACCGGCAACACGCCGTACACCGGCTATGTGATCCGCGGCACGCCGCCTCACCTCATCCGTCCCCGCGCTGCCAAGGCGCTGCGATGGTCGGTCCCCGGTGGCAGCCGGTTCGCGTTGATCGTTCACCACCCCGGGACGAAGCCCAACCCGTTCCCGGAGCGAGCGATCCGCCCCATGATCCCGGCGATCCAGCACCGCTTCGCCACCATCGTCCAAGACAGCATGAGAGGGTAAGCCGTGCGACTCCGCTACATCGGGCCTCACCCAGTGACCTTCACCGCCTACGGAGTCGGCAGCGTCGACACCGGAGACGAGTTCGAGGTGCCGGATGAGGTAGCCGACGCCTTCTCAGCTCGCAACGACATCGAGCTGGTCGTCGATTCACCGCCGGCCAAGCCGGCCCGTGGCTCCAAGGCCGTCACCAGTGACGCCGCTCCGGCTGAGACCCCAGCAGTCGAGACCCCAGCAGTTGAGGACGTCGATGCCGTTCCCGACGATCACTGAGACTCACGGCTTCATGACATGCGGCACGTTCATCAAGATGAACCCTGGTGAGCCTGTCGTTCCTCATATCACCTCTTCCACACTCAATGACGTGGTTGAGGAAGATCCTGGCTGGTTCCAGCCACCACTGACGATCGAGCCAGCACCGACGCTGATCGAACCAACGAGTACCTCGGAGGAGGTCTGTGGCATTTCCGACGATTCTTGAGAAGTACGGTTCCCTCAGCGCGACCGGTCTGGCGAAGGAGGCGACGTTCGGTACGCCCGTAGCGGCGACGACCTTCCAGCCGATGACCGGCAACACCATGGAGGAGGACCCGGGCTGGTTCGCTCCTCACCTGATGGAGAACCTGCGCGACCTGCAGGTCTACAACCTCTACGGTGAGGCGCACTACAACGGCGCCCTCGATGGCCCGCTCTTCCCGTCCAACGCCATGGCTCTCATGGTCGCCGCGATCGGAGCGGACAGCGCGGTTGGGTACGGCGTCACCGGTACGATCGCCACGCCAACGAGCACGACCGTCGCCAGCCCGAGCATCGCTGGCGCCACGACGATCACCCTGACCTCCGGCACCGGCTTCGTCATTGGTCAGCAGATCACGGTCGACAGTGGTGCCCTGCTGGAGACGCGTCGTATCACCAACGTGGCCGGCGCGGTCATCACCGTAGCGGACGCGTTCGCCTACGCTCACGCCGGCGCGGTGGCGGCGGTCACCGGTGGATCTACCACCATGACCTCACCGAGCATCGTCACCGCGACGACGATCAACGTGACATCAACCGCTGGCATGACTCAGGGCACCACGATCATCCAGATCGACACCAGCAGCCCCTCCGGTCTGCAGACCTCCGAGGTCCGCAAGATCACGACCATCGCATCTCTCGTGCTCACCCTGGACTCACCGCTGCTGTTCGCGCATGCCAGTGCCTCAGTGGTGACGATCGTGACGACGCCGTTCACTCACACGATCAACCAGGCCAACACCCTGCCATCTCTCACCGTAGAGAAGAACCTCGGTGGCTTCCAGAGCCTCCAGTTCGCTGGCTGCAAGGTCAACAAGTTCGACCTCAAGGCGCCGGTCGGCAACAGTGAGGTGGCGGTCACGGCCGACATGATGGGCCAGTCGGTCCTGACCATGAACACCCCGACCCCAGTCACCGTCGTTCCAGAGCTGCCATTCGTCTTCGCCGAGGCCAATCTGACGATGTTCGGCAGCGCGCGTTCCGACTGTGGCAACGTCACGGTGTCGATCGAGAACGGGCTCAAGGAGACGTACACGTACTCCGGCCAGCACGGGCCGAGCTTCATCACCCCAGTGACGTTGCACGTCAGCGGCAGCATCGACGTCGTGTGGTCCAGCTTCACCGACGCCACCTATGGCGACTTCAACCGCGCCCACAACGGCACGCTCGGTGTGCTGTACTTCTCGCTGGTTCACCCCGCCAGCGGCGGCACCATCTCGATCACGCTGCCTCAGATCGTGCTCAACAAGTTCGTGGCCAACGTCAAGATGGAAGACGTGGTCATGGGCACGCTCAGCTTCGAGGCAAGCCGGCCACTCACCGGTGCTCAGCAGTTCACGCTTCAGGCGAGCGTCGTCAACTCGGTCTACCTTCCGTACTGATCCTAGAAAGAGGTTGCGATGGGCTTCCTGTCCGCGTACTCCGGCACCAGGCGCGTTCACATCGGCGACGACACCAGCGCGTACTGGGTCGAGCTGCGTGAGCACGTCTCTCAGGGAGCCAAGGAGGGTGCTGAGCGCATGCTCTCCAACATGCTGTTCGTCGATGGCAAGGCCCAGCCGAACCCGGACGTCGCCAGGTACCGTCAGATGATGGTTCACGCGTCGATCGAGAACTGGAACCTCGATGACGACAACGGCGTGATCTGGCCGATCAACCTTCAGAACGTCAAGCGGCTGCCCGGCACCGTGTTCGATCAGCTCTGGGCGATCCTGGACGAGATCGCGGCGCCGGCCGACGCCACGGAGCGGCGTCAGTTTCCTGATGCAGGTGTCGGCGGCGATCAGGATGGGTGGGGACCAGCCCCCGAGCCTCTCAACGTTCCTGATGGAGCGCGAACTGTGGAAGCACCTCGGCTTGACGCGTGAGGCCATCCTGACCCGGCCTGCTCGTGAGATCGAGGACTACCTCCTCTACATCCAGATGATCGCTCGCGAAGAGCAAGAGCAGCAGAGGAGGCAGAACCGTGGGAGCTGAGGCCTTCACCATCCTGGCGATCCTCGAGGCCACGGACCGCATGTCTCGTGTCATCGAGAAGGTCGATGGCTCCCTCAACGGTCTCGCTTCCACCGCGGCTCGTGCCGCTGAGGCCACCACCGTGGCCGGCCAGCAGATCGACGCGAGCCTTCTCGAGACCGCGTCAGGCACGGACGCGGTCAAGCTGGCGGACGCTCGTCTGAGTGCGGCTCAGACCAAGGCGGCAACTACCGCGGATGCCCAGGCCAACGCTGAACGACGTCTACTGGAAGCGCAGAGCCAGCTCGCTGGAGCTGACGAAGGTGACGTCGTTGCCAAGTCGAGGTTGATCGCTGCGTCGGAGAGCTTGACAGAGGCTCAAAAGCAGAACGCGATCGCGGTCAAGGAGGCCACGGACGCGACGGCGCACCAGGCCGACGTCAACCGCGCGTCGTATCTCTCCACCACTGAGGGTGCCAATGCCGCCGCCGCGGCAACGGCACGTCAGAGGGAGCTGGCCGCGGCTCAGTCGCGGTCCGCGGCCGGCGCGGAGCTGATGAAGAAGTCCATGATGTTCGGCGCCCTCGGCATCGCGGCCGTGGGCGTCATCTCCGTCAAGACCGCCGGCGACTTCGAGTCCATGACTCAGCACCTGGTCACTGACGCCGGTGAGTCTCAGAAGAACATCGGCATGATCCGCGCTGGCATGCTTCAGCTCTCAGTCGACACCGGCACTACCACCTCTCAGATGTCGGCTGGCATGTACCACGTGGAGTCGGCCGGCTTCCATGGGGCTGAGGCACTCAAGGTCATGCAGGTCGCCGCTGAGGGCGCGAAGGTCGGCGGTGCCGACCTGGACACGGTCGCCAAGGCGCTGACCGGCACCATGAACGCATATGGCATGTCCGGTTCTCAGGCTACCTCGATGATGAACCAGCTGATCACCACGGTCGGCCAGGGTGACATGAAGATGCAGGACCTCGCGTCATCTCTCGGCGCCGTCGCTCCACTGGCGGCCGCGGCGAAGATCAAGTTCAGCGAGGTCGGCGCCGCGCTCGCCACCATGACCGCACAGAACATGACCGCGTCTCAGGCAAGCCAGGACCTGGCCAACACGATCCGTGGCTTGATGAACCCTCTCAAGCCGGCCCGTGATGAGATGGCAGCTCTTGGGCTTCAGTCGAACGAGGTCACCAAGGAGCTTGGAAGCAAGGGCCTGGTCGCCACTCTCAAGACCTTGACCGACGCTCTGGCCGCTCACACCAAGGGCGGTGAGATCTT